TGAGGAGGCTGAGGAGGCTGAGGGGGCTGAGGGAAAACCGAAGAAGAAAAATGGATTTCAGAAGCGGGTTGAAAAACTGGTCAGTAAGCTTGACGCTAAGGATGCTGAGATAGCAAGGCTTAATAAAGAGCTGGCCAGTAAGGTTGCTATTAAGGAACCTGAGCTAACTAAGACAGTTTCTAATAAACCGAACCCGGATAACTTCAGTAGTCATTCAGAATACATAGAGGCTTTGACTGATTGGAAAGTTGACCAAAGACTTGATAAAGAAAAGCTGGAAAGAAAAACAAAAGAAGATGAGTTAGAAAGATCGAAACAGGCAGAAAGTTGGAACACTAAAAAGGAAGAAGCAAAAAAGATTTATGATGACTTTGATGAAGTTATAAATTCTGACATTCCTGTAAGTGTTGCAATGGCTGAAGTTTTAACTAACTCTAGTATCGGGGCACATCTAGCTTATTATTTATGTCAAAACGAAAAAGAAGCCAATAAAATATTCAAAATGACCCCACTAGAAACTGCCAAAGCCCTAGGTAAAATAGAACATAGTTTAGAAAGTTCTCTTAAAAATGAAAAGATTGAACCCGCGAAAAAATTAGCACCAAAACCAACTACACCTATAAAGGGTGCTGGGGGGGTTGGTAACCATAAATCACCAGACGACATGACCTTTGAAGAGTATAAGGTATGGCGTAAACAACATAAGAGGTAACAAATGTCTAATCAAATTCTAACCATATCCATGCTAACTAGAGAGAGTTTGAGGATACTAGAAAACAACCTGACCTTCGCAAAGGGGGTCAATAGAAAATATGATGACCAGTTTGCAGTTGGCGGTGCGAAGATTGGGGACACACTCAATATCCGGAAACCCCCACGATACGTCGGTAGATCTGGGCCGGCCTTAAGTTTAGAAAATCACACGGAAACATCTATACCACTGACGCTAACCACGCAGTTTGGGGTGGATATTGTCTTTACGTCCAAAGACCTGACGTTATCTATGGATGATTTTAGTGAAAGATTTTTAGAACCGGCGGTCGCAACAGTGGCCAATAAGATTGATTCAGATGGGCTTGCGTTATATCAGAATGTATTCAACACTGTGGGTACTCCCGGAACAACCCCTAGTTCTTTGCTGACCTATTTACAAGCTGCGACAAAGATGGATTATGAAGCAACCCCAGTAGATGGTATGCGAAATATGGTGGTGGACCCTGTAGCACAAGCTACGATAGTTGATGCTTTGAAGGGTCTGTTTCATTCTGCTACAGAAGTTGAAGAACAATACAAGACTGGTAAGATGGGGCTTGTTGGTGGGTTTAAATGGTCCATGGACCAAAACGTGTTTCACCACACAATCGGGACCTATGGGGGCACCCCCTTAGTAAACGGGGCATCACAAGCAGGTTCTACCCTGATCACCGACGGTTGGTCTAGTGGGGCCAGCACTTTAGTCCAGGGGGATGTGTTTACTATAGCGGCGGTGTTTGCAGTAAACCCACAAAACCGTAGAAATACTGGTCAGTTAAGACAATTCGTTGTGACATCCACAATTAGTGACACTTCAGGGGCGATGAGTATAGGGATATACCCCCCAATAGTTGGCCCAAATTCCGACGGTTCTGTAACACAGTTTCAGACTGTGACAGCGTTGCCGGCGGATAATGCTGCCATAACGGTGTACGGAGCATCTGGCACCAACGCAGTCGCAAACCTAGCGTATCATAGGGATGCCTTTACATTAGCTTCTGCTGACTTGGTACTCCCAGGAGGGGTTGACATGGCGTCCAGGGTGTCCAGCGATAGAGTTGGTGTGTCCCTTCGTATGGTACGAGCCTACGATATTAACCAGGATAGATTCCCATGCCGTATTGATGTGTTGTACGGTTACAAAACGATTTACCCTGAATTAGCATGCAGAGTGGAAGGATAATATTATGAGTAATCCAGGACCAGCAATAACAACGACATCGTTGTTACACACCCCTGTTGAGAATAATTCGGAGGGGGTGCAGATATGTACAACCGCAGTGGAACCCCTAGGGTTCTTTGGGGCAACACCTGTAGTTCAGCCTACTTCAGCCAACCAAGCTGTAGCGACTGATGCAGGCTCTGTCATCGTTCTAGCCAATGCTTTACGGCTAGCATTAGTAAATTTGGGCCTTATAAAAGGATCCTAACTTACGGGGCTTCGGCCCCTTTAAGGATTATCATGATTTATATCCATATCGAATTTCCTAAGTTTCTTTATAGCAAGGAATTTCCACAAGGAAAGTTAGTAAAGAACGAATTGGAGATGGGCGAGCTAGAGGGGGACTGGTACGACACGCCAGCTGATCTGCCAGTTGAAGAAGTAAAGAAGAGTAAGAAATAATGCCAACGCTATCAATCCTTAACTTAACCCCATTTTCGGGGTTTACAGACACTAACCAAAGTTCATACCCGACTGCGAATTTATTAATAAATGCGGGGTATTCAGGATCAGAAGATCCTGGGCAAAATGGGGTCGCGGTTACTTCGATAACTGGCAAAGGTTCGTGGGTATACGGGTTCAGTTCAGCACCCTCAGGAACCTCTATCCCAAACACTGTTTCAGACAGCAATGCTTTATTGTTAAGTGCGAGTGGAACCACTGCTTATTTAAATTATTTGATTAGTAACCCATCGATAGGTTATGGGGATGTGGGGATTTTAAAATTCAGAGGGTGGAATAAGTTAGCTGGCACTGAATCAAGCGCTGGAAACCCACACTTTTATAATACGGTATCAAACTCAAATTTCTCCACACAAGTTGCCACACTTTATGTGGGGATGGGGATATCAAGCAATAGCTGCCCCATATTTCAAAATTTTCTTGAGATTGGTGGTGGTTTAATACATAGAAATTCCCAATCTGACCCCTTAGCAATTTCCGATATTTTATCATTTCTTGGGTATTCAAAAATCGGGGTTATAGTAACAAATTTAAGTGGGTTGTATATCTACTCTAGTAGCGGGGCAGGAAATTGGCAGTATTCTACTAATGGGGTTGATTGGGTTAATTTTCCAGCCGTCTCTAGTTTTTCGTCATTATTGTTAAGTTCTTCGTGGTACGTAAGGTACTCATCGGTAAATTTGGATGAACAGGCATCATTATTATGGGGTGCTTGGGATCAAAGTGCTGACCAACCCGCTGGGATTAATTGTTGTACTAATATTTTCGGGGGATACACAGCTTTTGGAAGTAGAGGAACAGGGTTGGGGATAACGGTATCCGTAAGTGGCGCGTCGCCAGCACCATCCCCCCCACCATCTTGTATCATACCCATTTCTACCTACACAGTCAGAGACTTACTAACTTCTTCCCTTAGGAAGATAGGGGTTATACAATCAGGTGAATTAATAGATGATTCAGAATTAGAGGATGCTCTAGAAACAGCCAATGATATAATAGAGACGTGGATGCTGGAGCGTCTTATGTGCTTTCACATTATTAACCAAGCGTTCACCCTAGTATCAGGGCAAAGAAGCTACACCATTGGGCCGTGCGCTGATTTCGATACCGTACGACCAATAAGGATAGAGCGTGCTTATATAGATGTTAACACAACTAACCCCGTAGTGACCTTAGACCTAACTGAACTAAACTTTGAACAGTACGCAGACTTAACAGTAAAAACGACAACTAGCCCAATACCAAACAAGTTCTACTATGAAACAACGTTTGACCCACAATTTCCATGGGGTAGAATATTTTTATGGCCGACCCCCGCAGCAGCCAACATACTACAGTTGTGGTACTGGTCGCAGCTTCCAAAGTTTACCTCTATCAATCAAACCATAAACCTACCCCCCCTATATAAAAAAGCCTTACGCTATGCTATTGCTGTAGAATCAGCCTCCGAGTATGGTGTGGAACCAACCCCGTTACTGATGGATATAGCCGAGAAATCCAAGGGGTTGATAAAACGAGTAAACCAAGTTCTTCCTGTCATGGTTTCTGATCCAGCATTAGTAAGCCAAAGAAGAACGTTCAATTACTTGACGGGGGAATAATATGAGGTTCAAAGGATTCATCGGTGCAGCGTATACTTTAGATTCCATGAATATGGAAGTACAGAGATGCGTGAATATGTATCCTGTGGTGGATGAATCAGGGCAAGGTAAAGAGGGGGAAACAGCATATTTGCAAGGAACCCCAGGAACAGAAATTGCTTATACGTTAGACGCTGTATTAACAGGTGGTTACGTGGCGTCTAACGGCTTTTTATATTTGACGACAACTTCGGGGTTTTATTATGTTGACCCCACAACACAAGCTCTGCATAGAGTTGGAAATATATCTGGGGACAATAGATATTTTTCCATGGTGGACAACGGGGATCAACTTATAATAGTTACAGGAAACAAGGGGTATATCTACACGATATCGACAAATACACTAGCCTTGATAACAAGCACCGGGTTTGTTGGCTCAGATTTTGCGGTATTCTTCGATAATTTTATCGTGGTTAATCAACCTAATTCCAATGTACTTTATTTATCTAAGATAGGGGACGCCAGCATTTATGACCCATTGGATAGATTTAAGGTTGATGGGACCCCAGAACCGATTTTAAGACATATAAATCTTCATAGAGAACTATGGATATTTAAAGCAAACAACATAGAAGTATTTTATAACACGGGTAATCTAGGCACCCCCTTTCAAAGGGAAACAGGTATATTCATAGAGCGCGGATGTGTGTCAGGAAATACGGTTGTTAAGCTTAATAATACAATATTATGGGTTGGTAGAGGAAGAGACGGGGATGGAATAGTGTATATGGCCAACGGATATGAGACACCAAGGGTATCAACGTTTCATGTTGAACGGTTAATAAATTCAGAGGGAGTTCTAACAGGCTTGCAAGCCTACGGGCAGGAATCCGAGGGGCACGTATTTTACTGTGTTAACTTAACGTCAACGACGCTTGTTTTTGACCTAACTACAAATATGTGGCACGAAAGAAATAAGAGCAACCCCAACGATTTAACAAATATGACGCGACATGATAGTTTCTTTGCTGTAAATTTTCTAGGGAAAATACTAATCGGGTCCTATTTTTACAACTACGTGTTCAACCTAAGTAAGCTTGTTGTAACGGATAACAACTCACCGATATTAAGGTTGCGAAGTTCCCCCCATGTTTCTTCTGGTCTAAAAAGACTTTTGCACAGGTTTATACAGATAGATATAGAAACCGGTCTTCCCCCTACAGGGTTTGTAGAGGTAAGACCCCCCCAGATATCAATTGACACATCAGATGATAATGGCCGAACGTGGGTGTCTAAAATAAGAAGTATGGGTAATGTTGGGGAGTATCGCCACAGGGTTAGAGTGAACAGGCTTGGTTCCTCAAGAAATAGGGTGTATCGCGTGAGGTTTTCTGAGCCATACCCATTCGCTCTAATAGGGGCTGAAATACAGGTAGAAAGTACCACATCATGACACAGAAAACACCCCCGCCACAACCCACGGCACCAATGGTGGATATAAAGACCGGGCTAGTTTCCAAAGAATGGATGAGATTTTTCTTATACTTCTTTTTTAGTGAAGATGCTACTGAACAAACTGTTGTGAACCAAACCACACAGATAAATGCTTTAAGTGCGGCGATAACCAACCTAACTGCCATTCTGAATCAATTAGCTTCAGATCTATCCACGTTATCATTATTTGAAGATTTATCAAATGAGGTAAATATTGTAAACAAGTTAACCGATAACGAACAGGTCGTTATAAAGAAGTGTAGTATAGAGGATAACCAGCAAGTTATAATAAAGTCAAGTATACAACAAGATAATAGTGTTGCAGTAAAGAAAATTGAACAGGGGCACATATGGGATATCCAAAAGATAATAAATAAAATTGAAGAAAATAATGGTTACACCAGTATTATGAACAGTATAAACACGTATAACACCGATTATTTTAGTGCGGCTGACTCCTTCGGAGACACAACCCCAATATTATTTGGGAGTACTAATCCAGGGGTAAACACGTACAGCACCCACACAACCCATTGGACAAGAGTTGGCGGCTACATAGAGCTATTATTCGCAGTAGAATTATCAGTATTCGACTCCACCTCATCGGGGGTTATGAAAATATCAGGGCTACCTGTTCCAGCATCTGTTGATTCTATCGGTGTGGTTAGTTCCTATTGTGGTATCACTCTCCCAGCTGGGAGCACCAATATTTTTGTTAAGGCAACAGCGTTATCTGATGAACTAACTTTGGAATATTCCAACACAGGCTCATCGTATGTTCTATCAAATGCTTCGGATATAACGGGGGCCCCCTCTATATCCGGCTATATAAGGTATAGGAGTTAGAAATGACATCAACAGTTGTACCATTATGTTCTGTTGTGCTGTCTGGGAGTATCACAGTGAAGTACACCTCGCCCGCTAATACTTCGACAGTTATAAAATCGGCGACAATATCCAACAACACCTCAGGGGTTGTTTCTGTGGAGATCCACAAGGTGCCGAATGCAGGGGCGGCTGATGACAGTAATATAGTTATACCGACCAGAAATATTGCTGTGAAGGAATCATACTTCGCCTATGAGCTTTTAAATAAAGTACTATCCCCCGGAGACACAATACAGGCACTAGGAAATGGGCTAACCCTAGTACTAGACGGCATACAGGTGGTACAATGATGCACACAAGAGCTGAGATACTAGCGCAAGCGTTTCTTGGTATGAAGTGTAGGTTGCCCACATGTTCATTTTTTAAGTTTTGTGTAGGGCTTACTGATTGGGTTGTTAAACCCGTTGTAACTAAAGACAACGAGTTGTGTGGGGGGGTTTTTATTAAGATGAATGAAATACATATTTCTGTCAACTCTTCTTACAAGGGTTCTTGGGGGTTACGCTCTGTTCTTAGGTTACACCTTAACCCGACAATGAAAACATGGGGGTATGTAATCACAAAAACTCATTCAGATTCGGGGTGTAACGAATTTATTCAGAGAATCGGGTTTACCCCAAAGTATGTTGATGAAAGTGGGTATGTTCACTATGAACTTAGAAGGGTGAAATATGTTTAAATATTACTTCTCTAGACGGCAATCTAGACAATGGATGACACATGAAGGGTTTCAGGGGGACCCAAAAGGCGGCGCTGCTTACGGAGAATTTACAGACATAGGGTCTGCGTTAGCCCTAGCCGGTCCGGTTATAGGTGGGATAATGGGCTCGAATGCGCAGGAGGATGCCGCCCAAACACAAGCAAACGCGGCTATTCAGCAAGCCAAGATAGCACAAGAAACCCAGCAGCAAACCAACCAGATGAACATGGGTATTTATAATCAGAACAGAACTGACACTGAACCATGGAGAACCGCGGGGGGCACAGCAGTGGGGCAACTCAGCCAAGGAACCCAAACAGGGGGGGATTTTAACAAACCGTTTAGTTACACCATGGCAGATTTTCAAGCAGATCCGGGCTACCAGTTTTCGCTTAACCAAGCTACCAAGGCATTACAAAACCAAGCCAGTGCTAGCGGCACATTAAATAGTGGTGGTTTTAGTAAAGCCCTAACGGATTACACCTTGGGGGCGGCTAGTCAAGAATATGGGAATGTTTATAATAGAGCATACAACCAGTTCAACACGGATACCTCCAACAGATTTAATAGACTATCCACCATAGCGGGGTTGGGCAACGGTGCTAATAGTCTAACCACGGCGGCAGGTACATCGGCGGCAGGCACATCGGCAGGGGCAAACATAGCCAGCGCAAATATGCAAACACAGGCCGCTGCTGGGTATGGTAACGCTGTAAGTGCAGGACAAATA